GAATAAGAAGTCATTCTTGGGGCAAAATAGGAAGTCTTTTAATATAGATGCTTTTGTAAGAACTGTCTTCCCATGTCCACGGGGAATAATAATTGCAGTTTGTTTTACACTCTTATCATCTATTATATCTGCAACTTCGTAATGAAAAAAAGGTGTCTCACTACGCAAAAAGTCGTTAGGGAGGAACAACTTACCAAACGCTATTAAATCTTTACTCGCTAGTTTTATAGCTTCTTCAGATTCACTTACGTTCTGTGTATTAATGTTCATGTTAACGCATTATACTCTTTACCCCTGTAAATACAAAGGCCTTCATATATTCCTACAACTTCAACATTAAACTTCTCATCATCATATTCTACTACTCCAAATCCCTGCTGCCAATTATGTCTTGCGCTTGCAGAAGGAACTGTGCCATCAATCTTTGCAAGAGTTCCAAGTGAAACCGCTTGATATATCTTTGGAGTCCCTCGAGACCATATTGTCTTATGAGCCATTTCTAACCTATGTGTATGACCACTAATTACACTGATTCTTGCATTTTCAAGCAGCTTAGTTGATGTTTGTCCACTTTTAGCTCCGACTTTGTTTCCATGAATACATGCTAAGTTATTGTTAATATAGTATTCTCCTTTAGGATAATCACCTACATACTCTACACCCATCTTATGTAATCCAAGCAAATATGGTATTGATACAATCGGTGGAACATCTGGTTCATTTGCAGGTCTTATTCCATATGCCTGAACTGTGTTTTTTACAATACTGTCAATCATTCTCTTTTCATGGTTACCTTCTATATAAATCATCTCTTTACAATATGGTCTAACTTCAGCAATCCAACTTGAAACAAAATCAAGTGAAGCCTGTGTTGTAAATGTAAACTCAGGTCTTATAAGATAGTGAGTGCTCCAATCAGGTAGATCAAGCATATCTCCAAGCATAATAATTTTATCAGGCTTAACGTGCTTAATTATTCTTGTAACAATACTAAGAGCTCTCAAATCATGTAATGGTGTCATCTCTGATGTTTGTATATCTCTACTGTATCCAGCCTGTAAATCAGGGATTAAAATGCACTTGTTAAGTTCTCTCTTTTGAAATTTAACTTTATCAAAGTTAATTGGCTTTACAACTGCACCATGTATTATAGGAAATGAGCATTTAATTGGTATCTTTCTTAACAGAGTAGCTTTTGCCTGATAATTTGTATGAACATTCCATGCTATCTTACCATCCACTTCAATTTTAGCTGCAACGTCCCACTGGTTTATCTTAAAATTTGTAACTTCCCATTCCTCCTTCTTAACAGAAAACTTAGATAACAATTCATCAAGAGTGGGAGGGCCTTCTCCACCTACAAATTCTGCATCAATGTATTTATAATTCAACTCATCCCAACTTGAAGACGTAGATGTGAATTTACCAACTAACTGTGGAGTTGCAGTACCTTGAGTCCAATGACTTTTACATCCATTACAAAAGTATCTTTGGAGTCCTCTTCTTACTCCATTCTTCTTTGTATTCAGTGAATTACAATCTGGGCAATTCATTCTTCCTCCTCACTTTTAGCAGTAATTTGCTTCTGTTCTCTTGTTGCTCCTTCCAATTCTTCAGGAGAGAAACCTTGAAATACTCCAAGTAATCCCACCTCTCTTTGTTTCACTGTTGTTCCAGATGTTCCAACTATCTTACCTAATTCTTTTGCTGACTGGAGTATTATATTATCATCTTCACTATAATCAGCAAGATGTTTCAGTTTGTTGAGTATATATTCGTGGTCTATACCCAACTCCTTCGCTATATCTAGTACTGATTTTTCTATTTCTTTCATTATTCTCTCCTGCTTTAACAATATTGTTGCTTTCTTTCTTGCTTTGTTTGAAGACATTTCACTATATGCTTTCTTATAAGCGTCAATAGCTCCCATGCCTACAACTATATTCGTCGCAAACTCTTTCTCCTTATTTGTAGCATGTTCTCTTTTGTATACACGGTTTGCTGTATTCTTTATCTTCTTACTAAATGTGTATCTATTAGGATGTGAGCTGAAATCAGTATCCATTTTTATATTTGGCCTGTTTAAGAAACTGCCTACAACTGTCCTTACCCAGCCATTCGCATATTTATAATTCTTCCTATCCCCAGGATGTCTAACACTTGTACTTACTTTTAAAAGTTGTATTATTCTACCGTCATCACTCCAGACCCATTCGCCTTCTTCACCTTTACGCCAGTCTTTGATTGGTGTCTTTGTGGGATGGTCGTTGTAAAACTCACTTATATGGTCATATACGTAGTGAGCTTTTCCTTTAATAGCTTTCTTTTCCAATCTTCCCCATTTCGCCTACCTTTACCCTCAGTTTATTTACTTGTAGTACTAAACTATCAATTAAATTAGTTACTTCTTTCGGTACCATAAATACTTCCCCATCAATCTCCAATGGGTTATACTCACGTGATAAGTTATCAAGAATATCTTCTTGTTCCTCCCTTGGAAGCCAGAATAGTTCTTTGATTATATCAGCCATATAAGAAAATACGAAATATTAGCCGTAAAAAAAAGCGAAGCCGGTGATTATACCAAACGCCATACCAATAGCAAATCCAATATTCAAACCTTTCTTGAACATCTTCTTACCAAGATAAAAAGCTCTCGCTTTATAATTATTATCTACTTCAACACTCATATAACCTCTACGATGTATTTCAGGAACTTTAACAATCTTTTTCATTTCTCCTTTATATTGTTATTCCCTCCCTACCACCCTACAATTTAGAATATAAACCAAATCATATCAAAGCACTATTTGCCCAAGTTCTTTCTAAAAAAATTATACGATTTTGATGTGTAACCTTTTATTGTCATATACCCGTTGAAATTGGGTTTTGGATATTTGGATTTTAGTTATTTTGTATTTTATATTGTGTGTTAAGATAGTTATAATTAAGTAGCTATTTAAATAGTGAGGTAATCATGTTTGATAACATTAATAAGGATGAGTTAATCCAGTCTATAATCAACCCCCTAGGTGGCCTGAACCTTAGTGACTCTGAACGTAAGCTCCTGTTCTTCCGTCATGTAGGGGCTGAGTACGCAATGGCAGCACGACGTAACAGAGTACCATTCGCCAGTAACATTACACGGGCAGGTACAGCATTCTCCGGCTTAGGCGGTGGTGGCACTGACCCAATGATGCTGCTTGTGCTTAGCGGTGCATTCTCCGGTGACAACGACAAGAAGAAGAAGAAGAAGTCCGACATCGAAGTCCTGGCTGACGTAGTCACCAAACTCAGCAAGAAAGTAGACAGCATAGCCACAAAGGCTGGTGTGGGCTCTTAGAGCCTACATCGCTGCTGTGTGTGTCCCTCTCGCCGAAGTAGGTCGGTCATTCGGCACTAAAATGGACGGTAAGTATCGACAAATGCTACGAACAAGGTCTAAACCTAGGTATAATAGTCACGTATCTAAGCGTAAGACAAGTCGTAGGAAGTAATCAATTTGTCCATAACTTGGGCATCAACAGGGAGTATGTTATGAGTATCATCATCCAGTCACATAATTACACCATCAATCTTGATAATGTTAACTATTTCAGGCAAGGCAATGCTTTAGAACATTGTGTTTCTGAAAGGTTATGGAATGAACAGATTAGTGAAGAAGAGCGTGGAACAGCCTTTCAAATGAGCAATAAGAGGATAGTAATGATTACATGTCCTTATAGTGAAGTTGTTAAACAACTGAAAAGTGCTACTAGTCGTCAGTTCCAAGGTGGTTCTATTAATACTTTCATAACACTGGAGTATGATTATGATACTGTTGATGAATCGTCTAGTGTAGAACATGTTTGGGGAGGGCATTGGGTTGATAAGATATTAGCTGTAGCACGGAACTGATGGTAGATTGAAAAGTGGCGTTCCATATGTTTAAAGGTGCACTGTCTCGCTGAAGTTGGCGAATTATATTACTTTCGACAACCAAGATGTGATGTAATGAGAATGAGTGGCAGCCAGATACGCAAAAAGCCGTTAAGCGGACAACTCCGAAAGGGTAACTGGTCTCATTTTCTGCCAAAACTAAAGGTGCACTGTCTCGCTGAACAATGATCATACCCTATCTCGGGTTATCCACAAGTTCAGGTGCAAGCTGGCAGTGCGCCTTTATTATTAATAAATTTAATAACCATAATAACCATATGGGGCTTTTCGTCTAAAAATAAGGAGAAACGATGGATAGAGAAACAAGAGGAAGAAAAACAGTAAAGTGGCGACCTTTTAAAGAAGCAAGAGAGTGGATAAGAAATCTAAATCTAAGCAATTTTAGAGAATATAGAAAATATTTAAGAGGTGAGTTTAAAGAATTACCACAAATACCAAATGATATTCCTAAAACACCTGACGTAGTTGTTCAATATGCAGATAAGTGGAATGGATATTCAGATTGGTTAGGCACTTCAGGGAAAAACCGACTTTCGGCAAAAGCTTTTAAAGGTACTGCAAATTATGGGTATAGAAAAGTTATTAAACTTCCATTAAAATTAGAAGAAATGATAGCAAAAGATGCTTGTAAAAATTTTAGAAGTGCTACAAAACAAATTGAATTTATTTTAACTAAACATTATAAAAATGGGCTTGAGTAAAAAGGAGAAGGAAATGAGGTAACCACCATGACAAACAAAAAGAATGTTATAATACTTGCAATGTGTAATCAACTTATAGAAATGATTGTTAAACTGGCCGTAAGACTCGAACGCGAAGAATTTATGACAGATGAAGAAAAAAAAGCAGTTCGACATAACAGTTGTATGTGCC